TCGGATTTGTGGCAGGCGCGTCCCTGCTGTCTTGGGCCTTCGTCACATGGGCCTGGAACGTAATTCCATAATGACTTTAATTGATGGCACAAGCGGGTTCTTGCCGCGGTTCATGTGGTGTGGCCGCGCGGACATACCGGAATGCCCAGCCCCACGGAGCAAGACCAGTGGGGCGCCGTCACATATTTTTCTGGGCAGCGAGGCAAGACGGATGACTTGGTTGAGTATCGGCCAAACACATCGATCTGGGGAGGGCACCGTATGGTGATCCGCAAGATTGGAAACCCCATCGCTGAAAAGGTGCTGCAGCGCCGTTCCCAGCTACTTTTCGCATGATCGCCTTCCCACCCAGTCCATGGCGCGCTGAGGTGCAGGGCAACGGCACCTGTCGTCTGCTCTACATCGACCCGCAGGGCGGCATGTCCAACGACATATGGACCTTCGTCCGCGAGAAAGACGGCGGCGCGGTCCATGTCGAGACCGGACAATTCAATTTTAGCGAAAACCCCACGCTGGAAATCGTGGGTATCGAACTTTAGGGCACCGGGCCGGCTTAACAACAGCCTGGGGAGGCTGGCGGCTGCGCAGTCGCACCGGCTCGGCGCCTTACTACTTTGGAAAACGCACACAAATCCCGCTTCACGCCGACCCCGCATCCGGTCATGCAGGTGGATTATGACATCCTCTCGCAACTCGGGCCGGAGGAAGGCTGGCAATACCTCAAAAAGCGCGAAGAATTGATCGCGCGCGAGGCCAGCGATCCGTTTCGCTATGGTTATGTCCCGCCAATTTGGAAGCGCGCGTCCGAGTTGCTTGATAAGCACCGCGAATTGCTGGTCATGGGCGGAAATAGGAGCGGAAAAACGGAATGGGCAGCGAAGGAGGTCATCAAGACGCTCTACAGCAAGCCGGGATCGACCGTGTGGTGCTTTCAAACGACCGCGCCCAACTCGATTGAGTTGCAGCAGCCGCGCATCTGGAAATATTTGCCGCCGGAATGGCGCAATGCCCGGAAGGGACAGGTCACAAATATAACATTCAGTGTGAAAGGGGGCTTTACAGAAGGCAAGCTGGTCACCCCCCAAGGCTCAGTGTGCGTTTTCCGAAATTACGCTCAAGATCCTAGCACAATTGAGGGCGGTGAGTGCGATGCGTGTTGGTGTGACGAATTGGCGGGCCTTGATCTAATTCAGACGTTGCGATTTAGGCTTGTTGACCGCAACGGAAAGCTGCTCGTCACATTTACTCCGATTGAAGGCTGGTCGCCGACCGTGGCCGACTATCTCAACGGCGCCAAGAACGTCGAAGAGGTGGACGCCGAGCTGCTGACCCGCAAGGACGCCGAAGGCAGGGTCATCGGCTACGAGCAGGTGCCCATCGAGCAGATCAACCCAAAGGGCCGTCCGATCATTTACTTCCACACCAAGCTCAACCCTTGGGCGGGCTGGACGCGCATGCGCAAGGAGCTGCAGAGCGAGACCCGCGAGAAAATCCTCACCCGCGCCTACGGCGTGCCAACCAAAGCCATCGCCGGCCGCTTCCCGCTGTTCAATCCCAAGGTCCACGTCATTCGCCATTCTGAAATACCGAATGGCACAAAATATCACTGGGTCGATCCGGCGAGCGGCAAGAATTGGTCGATGCTTTGGACCGTCTTCGACCCAGCCGGCCGCATCATAATATATAGGGAATGGCCAAATCAGACGGACTACATTGAAGGCGTTGGTTACGCCGGCGAGTGGGCGCTTCCGGACGGCAAGAAGCTAGACGGCCGACCTGGGCCAGCGCAGCAAGACTTCGGATTCGGCCTTGAGCGATACAAAGAAGAAATCCTGCGCGTCGAAAACGGCGAGGAAATCTACGAGCGCTGGATGGACAGTCGTTACGGCAATTCCAAGACCCTTGGTAAAGAAGCCCCGACAACCTTGATCGACGAGATGGCCAACCTTGACATGTTCTTCACCGCGACTCCCGGCGATTCCATCGATGAGGGCGTTGGCATGATCAATGACGCCCTGTCATACAACCCCGAGAAGCCGGTGGACGCCCGCAACCAGCCACGGCTCTACATCTCGGAGAACTGCAAGAACACGATCTACGCCCTGCAGACCTACACCGGAGCGGACAAAAAACTCGGCGCGGTTAAGGACTTTGTAGACCTCTGCCGGTATATTTGTCTCTCGGATGCCATGTATCTCGACGAGGGTGCCCTCAAGTCCCGCGGAGGCGGCAGCTACTAATGACCAAGCTCTCGCCACCGCCGCCGACCAAGGATCGCTTCGCTTGGAACAAGAACGACGAACCGAAGTGCGGCATCTGCCGGAAGTTCATCACCAGCGCCGATGTCCACGGCCGCGATATCCACCTCGGCCACATCTGCAAGGACTGCGGCCCGCATCTCTGCCGCGCCATCGAGGTGATGACTTTCGTCCAATTTCATTCTCCCCACTAACCAACGCAAAAACCATGATATGTCTAAAACGTAAACATGTTGTCATCGACATGTATAAAAAGCCGGAAGATTTCGACACGTCCGGCGCCCTCGCCTTCGCCCGCGAGCAAGCCCCGGCGTCCTACCTCGCCGTCATGCTCGCCCTGCAGGACCGCATCGCAGACGCCTCCCTGCTCGTCAGCAACATGGCGACCAGCAAGGAACACGGCTTAGTCGCCCACGCCGCCGGCCAACTGAATGCGCTGCAGGAGCTGTGGGACGACCTCGAACAGCGCCGCGCTGAGGCGAGCAAGTTGTCGTAAAGCGTCATCAATGATGCGCAACGGTGGGCGCTTTGCAGAGCGTGCATCACCAAAGGTCTTTTATGAGCGCGTGGCGGAATTAGACGCAATGGGCATAACCAGAAAGTTGCAGGTATAGAACCCTGCCGCGCTCGCCTTCCCTATCGGGTATAAAAAGCCGCCGTTCGCCCACTTTGTGCTATGTCGGGTATAGGCGACATTATCGCTGGGCAACGTCACGCGAAGGTATCATCAAACGATACTATCGCGCAAAGGCCGGGGACAATCCGTCACCCCCCTTAAAATAATGCTGTACAAACGTACAGCCGTCTGCCATACTCTCTGCCATCGAATACGGAGTGCTCCGCTGAGTCGGAGCTGAGGTTTGTTTTATTCGGTCGGTCTTGGTGACGCTCACCCTGGTAACCGCTTGGAGGGAATTCCATGGAGGAAGGTAAGGTTGCCGATCAGTCGGCAGGAGAAGTTGACGTTTTAGCTACTGCACTAGGTGACTTGGGTCTTGAGCCCGAGCCGGCGAAGGCAGTCAAAAGCGAGGCGTCAGAAAGCGATAGCGATCTTTCACAAGACGAAGAAGACAAGCCGGAATCTGCAGAAGATCCGGCTGAAGATGTTTCCGAAGCAGACGACGCCAAGTCCGACGCAGAGGAAGAACAGGACGAAGACGAGGAAAGCGAAGATGTCCCGCGGGAGAAGATCCAGCGCCGCATCGACAAGCTCACCGCCGCACGCAAGTCCGCCGAGGAGAAAGCCACAGCCCTAGCCGCCGAAGCGGAAGAGGCCAAGGCCAAGGTCGCCGAATACGAGGCGCAGCTCAACGAAGCCGCTCGCCCGGTGCTCTCCCCCACGGCCGACAACCCGCTGGCCGATGTGGACACGCAGGACGCCCTTGATGCCAAAATCAAGTCCGCCCAAGAGGTCCGCCGCTGGGCACTGCGCAATACGGACGGCGCCACGGTCAAAAGGCCGGACGGCTCCGAGGTCTACCTCGATGCAGATCAGATCAAGGATTACTTGATCAAAGCAGACGATGTTTTGACCCTGCACGCGCCGGCCCGCCAGCAATGGCTCGCCCAACGCGCCCCCGCCGTCGAAGCCGCCAAGAACCTGTTCCCCGACATCTTCCGCAAGGGCACACCCATGCACCAGGCGTTCACCGCCACGGTCAAACAGGCGCCGGAGCTGCTGAAGCTCCCGCAAGCCGAGTATTGGGTCGGTCTTGCTCTCCTCGGAGAGCAGACACTCATGGCCAAACAAGGCGCCGCCGAGGCCAAAGCCAAAGCCGCCAAGAAAGTCTCTTCGTCGAAGGAAATAGCGAAAACGCCAACTCCTGCACAGCCGGTCTCTGCAGCGAAATCTTCCACCAGCAACAAGGGCCAAAAGGCTCTGAGAGCGCTGCGTGGTGATTCCATGGACGACATCGAGTCGTTCGTCGCCTCGGCGCTCTTGTAAGGAAAACCCTAACAAGAAAGACCCAAACAAATGTCTCAAGGCACAGTATTCCCGAATTTTTCGGGCCTTCGCGAAGACCTCGCGGACGTTATCAGCATTGTTGATAACAAAAACACCCCCGTCACCTCGACCGCCCGCAAAGGCGCCGACATCAGCAACCCCGGAGTCTTCTCCTGGCAGGCCGATGAGTACAAGGAGCCGTCCTTCGATGGCGTCCTGACCAACGCCGACGTTGCCACCTTCGACGACGCTTCTTCCACTCGCGCCCTGCTTTCCGGCCGCGCGCAGAAGTTCCGCCGCTCGATCAAGGTCGATGACTTCACCCAAATCTCGGACATCGCCGGCATCGGTAAGAACAAATCGTTCGCCCACGCCGTCAGCAAGAGCCTCGTTGAACTGAAACGCGACATTGAGAGCGCCGTCTGCTCCGACCGCGACAGCCAAGAGCAGTCCGGCACCAGCCCCTACCGCACCCGCGGCTTGGGCTCCTGGATCAGCGCCAGCCAAACGGACCTCCCGGTTCCCGCGGCTTTCCGCACCCCGTCTGGCAGCATCAACACGACCGCCACCGCCTCCCTCACGGAGACCGAAGTGCAGTCCGTGCTCCAGAGCATGTACACCGTCACCGGCACCATGAACAACATGATGCTCGTCTGCGGTCCTGAGCTGAAGCGCGCTATCAGCAACTTCACCCGCTTCGCTGGTGGAACTGACAACAAGGCCGGTCTCTCGATCCGCACCTTCACCCAATCCGCCGAATCCAAGAAATTGGTCGCGTCTATCGATTCGTTTCATGGCGATTTTGGAGTTTTGGACATCGTCCCGACCCTGTTCAACGCCAAGGACCAAGCCGAAGCCTCGCAGCTTCGCCGCGGTTACGTCCTGAGCCCCGACCAGATCGAAATCCGTTTCGGTCGCCGTCCGCGCTTCCAGGAGCTTGAAGACATGGGTGGTGGCAAGCGTGCGCTCGTCGATGCTATCGCCGCGCTCGTCTGCATGAACCCCAAGGGCTTGGCCAAATTCGCCGCAACCGCCTAATCGCAACTCGGAGAAATCTATCACATGAAAACATACGAACTCCCCGCTGAGACTAAGGCCGCTACCGGCTACACGCACAAAGTTGTGCTTACCCACAAC